CGCAACTCCAGGAACTGGAGCGAACTTTACTGCAGTTCTTCAAGCATTGGCTGCACCAAAGATTAGAAATATCGCTGACTATCAGTTGTCATTCCAGGATGGCCAAGGTACTGTTGGTCTTGCAGCTGCTAAGTTCCCAGGTTCTCTTGGTAATTCTTTGTCAATCTCTATGGCTGACTCTGCTTCTTACTCAACATGGGATTACAAAGATTCGTTTGACTCTGCTCCAGCTACTTCTTCATATGCTTCATCTGTCGGTGGTAGCAATGATGAATTGCACATCGTTATCATTGATGACAATGGCTCATGGACAGGAACTGCTGGTACTGTTATCGAGAAATATGCTTTCGTTTCTAAAGCATCTGATGCACGTAAATCTGATGGCACCAATAACTACTACAAAAACGTATTGAATTCAAATTCACGTTATGTATGGTGGATGGATCACCCTCCATTGGCTGCTATTACTAACTGGGGTACAGCTGCTTCAACAGTATCTTTTAATACTTTGTCTGCTGGTCTTACAATTGCTTTGGTTGCTGGTGTTGACGATTTCGCACCTACTCAGGCTAACTATCAAGAAGGTTTTGCTTTGTTTGCAAACGATGAATTGTATGACATTGCATTGATTCCTACTGGTCGTGTTACCGCTGCAACAGTTACTTACGTTATCAACAATATTGCTGAAGTACGTAAAGACTGTATCGTGTTTGCTTCTCCACTTGACACTTCTGATGCTTCTGTTATTACAGCATCTGGTTCTACTGGCGCAAGCAAGATGACTGCTTATCGTGACACTCTACCAAGCACTTCATATGCTGTTTGTGACTCTGGTTACAAATACCAATATGATCGCTACAATGACGCATACCGTTATGTTCCATTGAATGGTGACATTGCTGGTCTATGTGCTCGTACTGATTACACCAATGACCCATGGTTCTCTCCAGGTGGTATGAATCGTGGTCAGGTTAAGAATGTTGTTAAGTTGGCATACAACCCAAGCAAGACAGATCGTGATACATTGTACAAGAAGGGTGTTAATCCAGTAGTTGCTTTCCCAGGACAGGGTACTGTTCTGTTTGGAGATAAAACTCTGTTGGCTGCACCAAGCGCATTTGATCGCATTAACGTGCGTCGTTTGTTCATCGTTCTTGAGAAGTCAATTGCAACTGCTGCTAAGTTCCAATTGTTCGAATTCAACGATGGCTTCACTCGTGCCCAATTCAAGAATCTTGTTGAACCATTCCTACGTGATGTTCAGGGTCGTCGTGGTATCATTGACTTTAGAGTTAAGTGTGATGATACAAACAACACTGGTGAAGTTATCGACCGTAACGAATTCGTTGCCGATATCTTCGTTAAACCAAATCGTTCTATCAACTTCATCACCCTCAACTTTGTTGCTGCTCGTTCTTCGATCAGTTTCAATGAGGTAGGTGCTTAATTATAAAGGAAGGATCTTCGGATCCTACCTAAATATAAAGAACAGAATGCCTCAAGGAGATAATTAATATGGCAAATATCGCTGATTTTAAAGCGCAGTTAACTGGTGGCGGTGCACGTGCCAACCAGTTTTATGTGCAACTAACATTCCCTGCGTTTGTAACGCTGGGTATCGTGGCAGGACAGCAAGGACAATTCCTTTGCAAATCTGCTCAACTACCTGCTTCCACTATTGAAAACTTCGGTGTTCAGTATCGTGGTCGTGCAGTAAACTTCGCTGGTGAGCGTAGTTTCGCACCATGGTCAGTGCAGATCTATAACGATACCAACTTCAATATCCGTAATGCTTTGGAGCAGTGGTCAAATGGTATTCAGAATTTGATCGGTACAACTGGATTGACAAATCCAACTGCATATCAGGTTGATCTAGCAGTTAACCAACTCGACCGTAATGGCGCAGTTATCAAGTCTTACACTTTCCATGACGCTTATCCAACTGAAGTTGGAACAATCGAACTGGATTATGACACAGTTAACGCTATTGAAACATTCCCATTGACGTTCCAATACAACTACTGGACTTCTAATACATCAACTGGTGCCAATGGTGGCTTCGGTGTTAATACTACTATTAACACACCAATCGGTTCCTTCCCACTTTAATTGGGAGAACCCTTTCGAGGGTAATACATAATGCAGATTTTTGGTTTTGAAATAAAACGTAAAGAGGAAAAGGAACTACCATCAATAGTTCCTCCCTCACAAGATGATGGCTCAACTGTCGTTAATTCAGCAGCTGCCCATTATGGTATGGTCATGGATCTTGAAGGAATCATCAAGACCGAGAATGACCTTATCCGACGTTACCGTGAAATATCGCAGTATGCTGACTGCGATTCAGCCATTGAGGACATCATTAATGAAGCCATTATTGCTGAAGAAGATAAACAACCAGTTGAAATAATTCTTGACGATTTAAAAGTACCAGATTCTATTAAGAAAAAAATTCGTGAAGAGTTTGATCAGGTCTTATACCTATTAGACTTTAGTGATAAAGGGCATGACATCTTTCGTAACTGGTACGTAGATGGTCGTGTGTTTTACAATATTATGATAGATCCTAATAATGCCAAGAAAGGCATTCAGGAACTACGTTATATTGACCCAAGAAAAATTCGTCGTATCAAACATGTCGAGAAGGCAAAGTCTGATAAGGGCGTAGAATTAGTTAAAAATGTAGAGGAATACTACCTCTATAATGACAAGGGCATTACCGAGCAAACTATGCAAGGTGTTAAAATGTCTCTTGACTCTGTAGTATTTACACCTTCTGGTCGTGTTGATCAGAATACTGGAATGGTTCTATCTTATTTGCATAAAGCAATTAAGCCAGTTAACCAACTGAAAATGATGGAAGATGCATTGGTCATCTACCGTATCTCCCGTGCTCCAGAACGTAGAATATTCTACATTGATGTTGGTAATCTGCCGAAAGTAAAAGCAGAACAATACGTCAATGATATTATGAATAAGTTTAGAAATAAAGTAGTTTATGATGCAACCACTGGCGAAGTGCGTGACGATCGTAAACATATGTCCATGATGGAAGACTTCTGGATGCCACGTCGTGAAGGTGGCAAGGGTACTGAAATTACTACCCTACCAGGAGGACAGACCCTTGGGCAAATCGAAGACATTCAATATTTTCAGAACAAGTTGTTCCAGGCATTGAATGTACCTATCACAAGACTTCGCCCAGACCAGTCATTTAATCTGGGTCGCTCGTCAGAAATTACTCGTGATGAAATTAAGTTTAATAAATTCATCCAACGTATTCGTAAGAAATTTTCTCATCTATTCTTAGACATCCTTCGTGTGCAGTTAATTGCAAAGGGTGTTATTCGTGCAGACGAGTGGGGAGAAATGACAAAAGAAATTCGCTTCGACTTCTTGAAAGATAATTACTATTCAGAAGTTAAAGACTCTGAGATTCTCACAGGTCGTTTGAATCAGTTACAATTGGTAGAACCATACGTAGGTAAGTATTACTCTGAAACATGGATTCGTAAGAATGTTCTACGCCAGACTGATGATGATATTGAAGATATCGATGAACAGATCGATGAAGAGAAAGAAAAGATTGCTGAGAGACAGGCTGATCAACAGGAACGTGCTGCTGCTCAGGGATCTATGAATATGCAACCCGAAGAACAACAGAATGGAGCACCGCAATGAGTGAATCAGTAAGAAATTTAATTAACGCTATTTCAAGCGGAAGCGCAATTAATACAGAAGAATCATTTAACTCAGCAATGGCTGAAAAGATCTCTGTTAGAATGGACGCTATGCGTCAGGAAGTTGCAGCTAATATGTTTAAAACTACAGAAGCAGTAGAGACAGAAGAAGTATTAGAAACAAATGAGTAAACCCTTTAGCGAGTTAAGATCCAAACTCTTCGAAAGTCTCGGAGTGCTGGACAAATACACTTGCTATAACAGTGATGTAACTGTCGATAAGGATTACTCGCTGACCATTGATGGTCACAAGTTAGAAGAGAATTTTGAAAGTTTGGAAGAAGCGAAGACATATGCCAAACGATACATTGAAAATCAGAAGTTATTAGAAGATATTAATACAACAGTACCAGAAGAAAAAGTAGCACACTATATTCGTCAATATCAT